CGCCCCGTCTTCTGGAGGGCCGAAGGCTCCTACAGCAAGCGGTGGGTTAGGGGAGAATTTTCTTGAGCAACTCCCTTGCCAAGAGCCGCGCGCGAGAGTAGCTTCCTGTTGAGATAGCCCGAGAACCGGGCAGGACCGACCGAAAACGGAGGCCCAGAGCGCAGAAACCCTGCCTCTGGGCCTTTTTTGCGTTTCCAGGAGATCTGCGTGGCCGTATCTGCCTACTCCATCGGCGTCAAGTACGCGAAGAGTCTCGCCAAGCGCGGGAAGGTGGATCGCGACTCCTCTTGGGGCTTCACAGCGGAAGACGGAGACAAGCTCCTGGGTGCGGATGGTGACGACTGGGGCTTGTACGGCAAGTTCCATCTCGGAACCCATCCCGGCACCGACGAGGACACCAAGGCGCATTGGGCCTACCCCTTCGGAAAGAACGGCAAGGTCTACCGCCACGGCATCATCGCCGCCAAGTCTCGGGCCGCTGCCGAAGGGCACACCGCGATCGAGACCGCCGCGAACGAGATCCTGGAGATCATCGACGCGAACAAGGACTCCGTGACGACCGCTGAGCGTGCCTCCCGCACCGACTTCTTCGACTTCCGCGACTGGCAGACCCAGAAGCTGGAGAAGACCTCCGAGGGCTTCCTGAAGGGCCGTACAGCGATCTCCAACATCGGGGTTTTCGGCTACCGGAACGAAGACGGGTCGATGCGGTACGAACTCCGCCACCCCGACGACGTTTTCGACCCAGAATCCCTGGCGACGCTCGACGGCAAGCCCCTCACAAACGACCACCCCACCGAGGGCGTGGACCCCAACAACGTGCAGGGCCTTGCCGTCGGCACCGTTCATTCCCCGACCCACGACGCCTACCACGTCATGACCGGGATCGTGATTCACCGGGCCGATGCCCTGGCCGACGTCGGCCGGGGCAAGGTCGCACTCTCGGCCGGCTACCACACCGACCTCAAGCCGGAGAGGGGCGTCTACCTGGGCGTCCCCTACACCCACCGGCAGACGAACATCCACTACAACCACGTCGCCATCGTGGACGAGGGTCGTGCCGGCGATGCCGCACGGTTGCGGATGGATGGCATCAAGATCGACCACAACGAAGTTCCCACGAAAGGGGAGAAAATGGCCAAGATCCGTCTCGACAGCGGGGCTGAATTCGAGGTTCCGGAGGCCATCGGCTCCGCCTACGAAGCCCTGCATGCCGAAAAGAAAGTCCTCGACGCCAAGGTCCAGGAAGCCACCGCCGCCCTGGAAGCCGCCAACAAGGCTGTGGACAAGGCCGCTGGCGAGCTCGACGCCGCCAAGGCCGAAGTCGTCCGTCTCGAGAAGGAGAAGGCCGAAGGCGAAGAGTCCGGAGAGGACTCCATCCAGCGCCGCGTGGCTCTCCTCACCTCCGCCCAGGCTCTGGGCGCCAAGGTCGACGCCAAGATGACCGAGCGTGCCGTGCGCACCGCCGTCATCGCCCTGGACACCACCGACTCGATGGAGGGCAAGAGCGACGAATACGTTCTGGCCCGCTTCGATGGTGCGGTGACCACTCTCAGCAAGCGCAAACCCGCCACCGAAGCCGGCGGATCCACCCATAGCGACGGTGCCCTTGGCTCGTCCGCGGCCAACGAAGTGGCTGCCGCCAAGCAGAAGCGCGCCGACGATCTCAAAAACGCCTACAAGCGTGAAAAGGAGACCACCTGATGCCTGCCTACGGAGCAATCGACACCGGCTTCGCCGGACTCGTCGTCAACGGAGAAGACTTCATCGACTCGCTGGTGAACGCGGACGCCGCCGCCATCCCCTTCGGGTACCCGGTCTGGACCCAGACCAACTTCGACAACCAAGCGTTCAACTACTCGGCCGGGTACTTCCTGCGCGGTGTGGCCGTCCACACGCACAAGGAATACATCGCAGTCGGCGCCTACGCCGTCGGCGAAGTTGTCGGAGTGCTGCGCGAGGGCGCGATCCAGGTCGTGGCCGGCGCTGCCGTCCAGTCGGGCCAGAACGCCTACTGGGACAACACCAACAAGTGGTGGACCAACGTCACCACCGGTGGAACCATCCAATCCCCTTACCGCTTCCGCACCAGTGGCGCCTCCGGCTCGATCGTCGAGTTGGACGTCATGAAGTCGCCGGTCGCGCTGGTCGGATAAGGAGCCAACCCCATGAAAATCACGAACAAAGACTCCCTCGACCAGGCCTACAGCACTCGCGAGGAAATGACCCTCGACGACCTCCGGGCCGCCGTCACTTCGCGCTTCTACGGCGCGCGTGGCGACTCCGTGTCGCCCATGCTCCACCTGGACGCCGGAGAGGAAGCCTTCTTCATTCTCCAGCTGACCTACATCCAGCGCCAGCAGCTGGAAGTCCCGCACAAGCCCCTGCGGGCTTCGCTGTTCATCCCGGTGTCCGCCGAGGCCCCTCCCGGGGCGGACTCCTACAAGGTGCGCTACTTCGACATCGTCGGTTCGGCGAAGTGGGTCAACGACTACGGTTCGGACTTCCCGCCCGCCAACACCTACGGGTCGGAGAAGACCTTCAACATCAAGTCGCTGGGCTCCTCCTACCGGTACTCCTTCCAGGAGGTCCGTCGGGCGCAGATGGCCGGACAGCCGTTGGACGCCCGCGAAGCCATGGCCGCCGAGCGTGCGATCAACGAGAAGATCGACAGCGTCGCTTGGCTTGGTGACGCGAGCGTCGGCATCTACGGCCTGCTCAAGTACCCCGGTATCACCACCTACACGATCCCCGCGACGGGTACCGGCTCTTCGACCCTGTGGTCGCTGAAGACCCCCGACCAGATCATCGCCGACGTGACCGGCCTGATCTCTGCAGTGCGTGTGGCGACCAACGGCAAGGAAATCCCGACCACGCTGCTTCTGCCGCAGGTCGAGTACATCCGCCTCGCTGGTCTTCGCACTGGTTCCGCTGGCGACAAGACCGTGATGGCCTACCTCAAGGAGAACCTGGCGCTGGTCGGGCTCACCGAGATCGACTGGATCAACGAGTCTGTCAACATCGGCGTTGCCGGAAACATCCCCGCCGGACAGACCGCATCGAACCGCGCGATCGTCTACGTCAAGGATCCCGAGCACCTGACCCTGGAGCTGCCCATCTCCTTCGAGGCCATGGCCCCGCAGCTGGAAAACATGCAGTTCAACGTCCCGTGTCACGCCCGGACTGCCGGCGTGATCCATCGCTACCCTCTGTCCGTGGCCATCGGCGACGGCATCTGAGGCCCCTGGGCCTGCGGACTGACCTCCGCAGGCCTTCCACCCATCGAAGTTTCGGGAGAAAACCAAGATGCCCATCGTACGCAATACCACCGACGGCCTCATCATCGTCCCCGTGGACCATCACCAAGCCGTCGTCTTCAAGTTCCCTCCGGGACACACCCACATCCCCAAGGAAGCCTGGGCGGAGGGTGTCTACATCCTATCCGAAGCCCACGAGCTGGAGCAGTTCGGTCGCGGGATCAAACCCAAGGCCGACGGCACCAAGGAGATCCCCACAGGGGTTTCCCACTTCGCCAAGTCGCACCTGAAGAACGGCGCACTGGCCGTGCTGACCGTGAAGAAGAACGTGCCGGAGAAGCGCGGCGACAAGACGGTCGACGTTTCGACCGAAGTCGACGTGGAGTCCCTCAAGGACCTGGATGCCCAGGCTGCCGAGAAGGTCGTGGCCGACACGCACAGCTCGGACACGCTGAATATGTGGAAGGAAACCGAGGGCCGCGACTCCGTTCGCGCCGCCATCGCCAACCGCATCGAGAAGTTCAACAAGAAGCCTGAGTAAGGAGGTAGCGAGTGTCGCTGCAGCCGCTGGACATCATCACAGCACGCGCCCCGGCACTCGCGGCCCTTTCAGGCATTTCCACCTACATCTCGCTCGCGACGGATCAGACGGCGCCGGTCACGGCGACCTCCTGGCCCAGCGCGAACACCTGGGCCATGGCCGTAGCGCTCCTCGCGATGCACTGGGCCCAGCTGGATTCCCCCGGCCAGCGCCCCATGGGCGAGTCGGGCCCCGTCAACTCCAAGAAGGAAGGCGCAGCCTCCATCGGGTTCTCCGCTGGTCGTGGTCGTTCTTCCTCCGCGGATCCTGACGAGGATTTGAAGCAGACCTACTGGGGGCAGAATCTCATCGGCCTGCGCGATCGGTGTTTCTCCTCGATCGTCGTGGCTGGTGGGGATGTCCCCGCGGCAGCTTGGGACTACAATATGTGGGACGGCGGATGATCTCCATGACTGCCCACACCGTCGAGAACGTGAAGGTCCTGCGTGAACTCCAGGTCCGCGCCGAAGGGTTGAAGACCTTGTGTGCTACCGCAGGCTGGCACCAGGCCGAGGGCACCCGCCCGAAGTTGAAGCGTCGCGCCAAGGGCACCCTGATTTCCGACTACCGGACCAACGTGGCCACGGTCGCGCTCGTCCATGAGACGGGCTCCTACGCCCGGATGATCCCGGCCCGTCCCGTTCACCGCACCGCCTACCGCAACGCCGGGTTCCGTGCGGAGCTGGTGAACTTGACCATTCATGAGTACCGGGCGTTCTTGTTGCGCAAGAAGCACCCCGAGGCCGTTCTGCAGGCCATGGGATCCTTCTGGCGCAGTCGGTTCGATCGCGTGTTCGACGGCGAGAACGCTTGGGATTCCCTTTCCGAGGCGACCCTCCGTCGTCGCTACGCTGCGGGGAACAACTCCGAGCAGCCTCTCGTCGACACCCGGCAGATGCGCGACACGACCACCGCCAAGGTGCAGGTCGCTTCGATGGTCGAGAGGGCGTGGATCCCGTGATTATGTTCCCCAAGAACCTTTCAGTCACCCGCCAGACGGCGGACATCTGGGTCAACGGCCAGCTCACCGTTGGAGCCACGACCACCGTGCCGTTCATCGGGGACGCCCAGCCGGCGAACAGCGACCTCGTGTCGCTCCAGATCGGGCGCATGGGTGTGGGCAAGACCCGCATCTTCTCCGACCGCAAGCTCCAGGTGGGAAGCGTCGCCGACCCGAAGGCCAACGGCGACATCTTCGTCTACGAAGGCAGCAACTACGAGCTGATCCAGGAGAACCCCTTCGACGTGGGGCTCATCCCTCACTTCGAATACCTCGCCGAGCTTCGTGAGGCCACGGCATGACCGGCCAAGCCTTCTACACGTTCCTCTACACCTGGGCATACGGCGTGCTCGGCGCCGTCCCGGTGTTCCAGGCGTACCAGAATGCCTCGCCCCCTGTCACGGGCACCTATGTCGCGATCGAGGACGACAACGACTGGCAGCCCTACGGTCTGGTCGACGCCGTGCAGGACACCCTGGAGACCGACCTGAACTACAGCTACGTCGTCCGCCCGGTGTTCTGGGAAGTGCGCGGCCTGGGCGACAGCCTGCGCGCGCTGAAGGAAAGCCTGGAGACGCAGACCGTGAAGGATCTGTTCTCCGCCAACGGCGTCGGCGCTCTTCGCTTCTCCGACCAGATCCTCTCGCTGCCGTACCTGTCCACGGAGACGCAGTACACCCGGGAACACCGGTGGCAGCCATCGTTCACCGTGAACAACCTCTCGACGGATGCCGTGCCTTCCGTCGCCACCGCTCAACTCGTTCAAACCCTGGGGCCCTAAATGAGCAATCTTCTTGTCAACGGATGGGAACACCTGGAGCACGGGCTCCTTCACCGCATCGAGTTCGCCAGCAACTGCGCGGGGCCGGACGGCGCCAAGGAGCGCGTCAAGCACGCCGTCGTGGCGTTCATCAAGGAACTTCGTGAACTGGCTCTCGCCGAAGCCGAGAAGGTCCTGCCCGTCGCCGAAGAAGCAGGCAAGGAAGCGGTCGACACCGCCCTGAAGTCCGCCGCCCCGGTGATCGAGGAGAAGCTGGGCGAACCCGCCGGATCCGTTGTGGAGGCCGGCCTCGCCGAGGTTGCCGCCGCAGGCGAGCACATCGTCGTGGACGAGCTCGCCCATGTCGCCAACGAGGTCGAAGCCCCTGTGGTCGAAGCCCCTGTGGTCGAGTCCGCCGAAACCGAAACCAAGTAAGGAGCCACCATGGCCACGCCTCTCGACCAAATCGTCCCGGTCTCCATCAAGATCGGGGCCATCGTTCCCTCCCAGGTGGCGTTCGCGACCCCGATGATCGCGGCGCAGTTCTTGCCCGCCAAGACCACCGTGACCTTCACGCGCTCCAGGATCTACACGTCGCTGGCCGCCATGATCGCCGATGGGTGGAACACCTTCGACTGCGTGTACCTGTACGCGCAGAGCATGCTCTCGCAGAACCCCAACGTGCAGAGCTTCGTCGTGGGCCGCAGGGACTCCGGCGATCCCGACTGGCCCACCGCGCTGACCGCGATCCAGGCGGAGAACCCGAACTGGTACGCTTTCGTGGCGGTGCCCAACGCCACCACGGTGTCCGCCTGCATCACCGAGCAGCTCCAGATCGCCGGGTGGGCGGAAACCGCGACCCGTCCGTTCTTCACGGACTCGGCCGACCCCGCCATCCTGGCCGCAGGATCCGGCGACGCCGCCACGCAGATCGCCGCACTGACCCGCAACTACACCGTGGTCACCTACCACGTGCCCGCGATCGCCACCGCGTCGTCCACGGTGACCGGCGGCGCGTCGCAGGCCGTCGCGACGGTCTCCACCCCGAGCATCGGTGTGGGCGTGGTCAACCTGTCCTTCAGCGCCGCCTTCATCACCGGCAACACGGTCGCGGGAACGATCAACGGACAGGCGTACTCGGTCCTCTACAACACCAGCGACGCCCAGACGTTCCTCAACCTGGTCGCCGCGATCCAGGCGCTGACCGGTACCCCGGTCTCGGCGGTCAACCCCGCTGGCGCGACCTACGCCAACCGCTCCATCAACATCGGCGCGGCGCCCGCCGGCGCTCCGGCATCGGGCGAGGCGATCTCCGCCGCTTGGCTGGGCTACGTGCTGACCCTGCCCTTGGGCTCCTGGAATCCCGCTTACCGGACTCTGTCCGGCGTGACTCCGGACGCGCTGACGGTGAGCCAGAAGCTCTACGCTTGGGGCAAGCTCGCCAGCACGTTCACCACGGTGGCTGGGCTCAACTTCACCGAGCGCGGATGGGTCGCCGGCGGCACCTACAAGTACTTCGACATCACGATGGGTGTGGACTGGCTTCACACCAACATCCAGACCGAGATCCTCCAGCTGCTCGCCGGGAACACCAAGGTGCCCTTCACCGACGCGGGCGGGGCTCTCCTCCAGGCCACGGTGGCCGGAGTGCTCCAGGCGGCGGCGGCCAACGGAATCGTGGACCCGACGTCCATCGTGGTCACGGTCCCCAAGGTGGCGAACATCTCGTCCACCGACAAGGCGAACCGCAACTTTCCCAACGTCAGCTTCCTGGCCCGAGTGCAGGGAGCGGTCAACACTGTCGTCATCAACGGCACGGTCTCGTTCTAAGGAGGACGGCAGATGTCTACCACGGTCAGAACTTTCGACCCTTCCAAGGTCATCGTCGCCATCGCAGGGGTCGGAGTCATCTCCGGCTTCGCGGACGGCTCTTTCGTCAAGGTCACTCGTTCGGGTTCCGCCTTCGAGAAGAAGCGCGGGGCGGCGGGCGAGATCGACCGCATCAACAAGAACGCCTACGACTTCGAGGTGGAAATCACCCTGAAGCAGACGTCGCCGTACAACGCGGTCCTCTCCGGACTGCTCGCGGCGGACCAGGCTTCGAACCAGGGGATCTTTCCCCTCACGATCACGGACACCTCGGCGTCCTCCGTGTCGGCCACCCCGCCCTCCGTCTTCGCCGCTCCGTCGGCGTGGATCGAGAAGGATCCGGACGTGGACTACGCGGACTCGCTGAAGAACTACACGTGGAAGATCGCCACGGGCGTCGGAGCGAACTTCATCGCCGGCGACTGATCGAGCAAACCGTAAGCACATGGAAGGGAGATCCAGATGCTTGAAGTGAAGGAAATCGAAATCCTGGGGCACAGGTTCCAACTGACCCCCATGGACCCGTTCAAGGCCAAGAAGTGCGACATCAAGGTCGCCAAGGTGGTGGCCCCGTGCCTACTGGTGCTCAAGGGAATGACCGCAGGGGTGAAACCCCAATTGGCGAATCCTCAAGGTGTCGAGGAAGAAGAGCCCGCCGATGTGAGCCCAGCCCCGAAGGAGGAAGAAGATCCACTGGCCGGGCTGGACCCGGAGATGCTGGTGCAGGCCTTGACGATGGCTCTGGGAGAGCTGGACGATTCTGACCAACTCTTCAAGGACTTGTTCGCGGGAGTTGTCTGGATTTCCGAGTCCGACGATCAGGCGAACGGAGCACCTTCGCAGCTTCTACTCGACTCGACAAGCGCCATCGCAAAGGCGTTTCGGCTCATGGGGGAAGGGCCGACCATGTTTTATCGCCTCGCCATAGAGGTCGCGAGGTACAACAAGTTCTCCCCTTTTGCCGTAATCGGGGGTGGCGCGGGAACCCCCGGAACCAGTGGCTTACAAAAGCTCTTCGGGACGAAGGGCCTGGACTTGGCGAAGTTGGGTGGCTAGACGCCCAGACGGAAGCGGAATACGAGATCTGGATGGTTGTGAAGTCCATCGGATCTTTGCAGGAAGTCATGCGATGGGACCTTGAAGACATCGACGCTTACCTTGGGATACTGCGCCAGGAGCAGATGACGAAGGCGGCGCAAAACACCTACCAGATGAGGGACTCGGAACAAAATGGTCGTCGCTGAACTTCTCACCAGACTGGGCTTCGAGGTCGATCCGCGGGAACTGAACCTCGGCCTCAACCGCGCGAAGTCTTCGCTGGCGGAGTTCAAGGGATTTCTGGGAAAACTCGCGCTGGGGCTGAGTTTCTACGAGATCGGCAAGAGCGTCCTGGACACTTCACGTGAGCTGGAGACCATGACCACCCAGCTCCAGGTTATGACCGGATCGGCCGACAAAGCTCAGGTGATCTTCAAGGGTGTCACCGACTACGCGAAGAGCACGTCCTTCTACATGAAGGATATTCTCAACGCCACGGTGCAGATGCGAATGGGCATGGTACCGCTGGACCAGATCATGCCAAAGGTGAGGATCCTCGGAGACATCGCTACGACCTCTGAGCAACTGGCAAGTCTTTCGCAGGTCTACGGGCGTGTGAACGCCCAAGGGTTCGCGGCGGGTCGGGAGCTGATGCGCTTCCGGCAAGGCGGCAACTTCGACCCCACCCAGCAGCTTGCACTCATGGCCGCCGAGAAGGCAGGGCTCATGCAGAAGGGTGAGGACGTGGGATCGGGCAGCGCGACCGAGGCATTCATGCGGAAGAAGCAGGCCGAGTTCCGCACCCTGGCGATGCACCGAGAGCTGACCATCGGGATGATCGACCAAGCCATCGAGTACGCCACCACCAAGGGCGGAATGTACTTCGAGCACCAGCTTCATCAGGTGCATACGTTCTCCGGCGCGCTCACCAACATGCTGGATAACTTGCGGATCAGCGCGGGCCTTGCGATGCAGAAGCTGTTCCCCATCGCCAAAGAGCTGATGATTTTCACCGCCCACATCAACCTGGATTGGCTTGGCACGGCGTTCACCAACTTGGCGGCGGGACTCCAGTACTTGTGGGATGTCTTGAAAAGTACGGATATGGTGGCCGGGTGGGGGGCTTTCAAGAAGTCGGTCGCCGACTTCATCGACACCCTCGGAATCGTAGTGGGCGGCACCAAGGGGGCTGGAGACAGCTTGCGCAGCTTCGGTGAAATGCTGGGGGCAGCGATGGGTGCGGTGTTCAGGATCTCCGCAGCCCTCCTGGAATTGCTCGGCTACCTCGCCTACGTGGTGAAGTTCATCCGCGAGCACAACCTGCTCATGGTGTCTTTGCTGGCGTTGTTGATGATGTTCGCTGGCGTCGGCCCTGCGATCGCGAAGGTGACGACCTTCATGGTGAGCTTCTCAGCGGCCACCGCCCTGGCGAGCCTTCGGGCGTTCATGTTACAAGGCACCTTGACGAGCCTGTGGGAGTACACCAAGGTCTTCGGGACCCGCAGTGCGATGAACGCCTTCTTCGCCACATCGCAGGCGGGCATGATCGGGCTGACCATCGCCACAGGGTGGGCAATCCAGAAGATCCTGGAGCTGCATGAGGCCATCCAGGACAATGCGAGTGTGAACCGCCAGATGGAGTACGGAGCGTGGGTGGCCAACAAGTCCACGGCGGAGACGGAAGTGAAGATGGCCGAGCGCGAAGCGTTCCGAAACAAAGGACCTCGCGGGGATGCGTTCAAGGAGTTAGAGGCGAACCGCAAGCTACTCCTGGCGCACAAGAACCTGGACTTCCTGCTCTCGCACCCCGTGGCAAAGCCCAGTGAGTCCGGCACACCTCTGCAGGAAGATCTGTCCGCGAAGCTGATGGCCCAAATGTCCACGGACATGGGGAAGATCACGGACGGTCTCTCCAAGTTGCTGCCGCCTGCGCAGCAGACCGCCGCCAACACCACCCCCAAGGGCAACGTGCCCAACGACGTCCTGCGGCTGGCCGGGATGTCGTTCCGAACCCACTTTGACGTCCTGGCCAACGGCATCGCCCAGGCCGCCGAATGAACGGCCTCGCCACAGCGATCGGCGTGGCCACGGTCGGCGCTCGGTTCCTCCCGGACGGCGCACCGACCCCCACCGACCTGCAGAAGATCCAGACCCAGTACTTCCAGGCCGACGGGCTCTCCAAGAAGTCCCCGGACCTTCCCGGCCCGCTGACCGGCATGGGCCTCCAGGAGAACGCCCAGGGACAGTTCAACGCCAACCAGTCCGACTACTCGAAGGGGAGCATCTTCTTCCGGAAGTCCGGCCAGGGCCTCAAGTTCACGGCGGGATCCCCCGGCGCGGGCACCACGACCCTCGGGGCCATCGACTTCGACCTGATTATCGAGGAGGAGATCACCCTCTCCGCCAAGGTCTGCCAGCACCCGGTCCAGAGCGGCGACCCGATCACCGACCACATCCAACCCCTCCCCATGTCGGGCAGGCTCAAGGTGTTGGTCTCCAACTACTCCTTGAAATACGGGCCCGGTGGCGTCAACGCCTCCACGTGGAGCCCGTCCGTGAACCGGGCGCTGGCCGCTTACGACGCCTTCAAGCTGCTCATGCTGGCCCGCACCACCGTGACGCTGGTGACCGTGCTGGAGACCTACTCGGTGAACTCCATCGTCATCACCAGGGTGTCCGTGCCGAAGACCCACGAGGACGGCGACTCGCTGACCTTCACGATCGACTACGTCCAGATCAAGGTGATCGCCAAGCTGAACACGACGGCGCTGGCCGTGTCCGCCAAGGCCACGAACCCCACGGTCCCCCGGAACTTGAGCGCCATGCAGCCTGCCGGTAACGGCACGCAGACACCTACCGACACGCCCGTCCCGCCCAGCGGCATCATCAGCGCAGAGGGTTCGGGGGACGGCACATGAAAAAGTTCGCCTACAACCCCTTCCTCTCCTCCCAGCAGACCTTTCGGTTCGTGACCGACGAGGGCACAGCCGTCGTGGTGACGCTGCGGTGGAACGGGCGGAGCAACTTCTGGTTCCTGGATGTGACCCAGACCCTGGCCGACGGCACCACGTCATCGTTCTACGGGGTGAAGGTGGTTGCGAGCTTCCCACTCCTGCGCGCCGTGCAGAGCCTGTTCGCATTCCCCGGGGACTTCATCGTCTTCCCAGCCTCCAGCGGCGTCGTGGGACAGCCCATCGCGTTCCCGGACCTGGGATCCCAGTGGTTCCTCTGCTACCTCAACGCCACCGAGATCGCCGCCTGGGAGGTGCAAAATGGCGTTCGGTAGGGTTTTGGACATCTACGCGGGGGACAATCCTGCGGGGACGCAGGTGGGCACAGCGACGCTCATGCAGCAGGGCGAACTTTACCAGCTCGCCGGGATCAACCACGTCACCGGCGAGGATTCCCTGCACGCCTCCGCGGAGGTCCACCGTTCGAACACGATGGATCGCAACGTCGCCGAAGTCAAGATCATGAACTTGAACTCCGACACGAGGAAGTGGTTGGAAGATCCGGGCAAGATCCTGCGGGTGGACGCGGGCTACACCGACGAGGGTTTCGGCACGATCTTCTTGGGCCAGATCGACTACGCCACATCGACGCTGATCGAGAGCGACTGGGTGACGACCATCAACGCCTACGGCTTCCGCGCGCGGTCGATGGAATTCGAAACTCTTCTGACCGCAGTCTCCTACGACCCCGGCACCGACCTCCAGACGATCCTCAACGGCCTGGGCCTGATCCTCGGGGTGCCGGTCTTCGGGGTGAACGTATCGAACATCGTTCCCCAGGGCGGCTTCGTGGATGTGGGGCCGATGCGGAAGATGTTCCGGAGGGTCGAGAAGATCCTTGCCGCACCCGGGGTCAACTTGGGGCTCTACTACGACCTCGCAGAACTTCGCGTCTTCAAGGCGGGCCAGCCCGACTTCCAAATCGAAACGCTGATGTGGGACCTCACCAGCGGACTCACCAGCGCCAAGTGGGTGGTCCACGAGGTCACGGCCTGGCGCAAAGAGGTCAAGGCTGCGCGGGCGCTCCAGAAGGCCCAAGCGGCCTACAACAAGCGAAAGTCTCCTGACGGGCAGACACGCGCCGCGCAGACCGTGTGGTATAAGAAGTACGCTGACGCCGAAGCCAAGCGGGAGCGTGTCGAGCTCCACGGGCTCGTCAACCACATTGCCCGCCCCAACTGCCCCGTCAAGGTAAGTCACCCGGCGCTCTCCACCGACGGATACATGCTTCTCGTGGCGGACGACATCACCTATCGCCTGACGAACTTTGGCGAGGACTTCGACATGGCGATCCACGCATCGCGCGATGCGTCGGGGAACGTCTGATGTCGAAGATCACCCTTCCCGAGGCCGTCCAGTTCCTGATCGACGCCAACATCGAAGGCGTCCACACCAGCATCCCCGGGATCGTGACGTCCTACGACGGCCACAAGACCCGCCGCGCCACGGTCCAGCCCTCCGTTCGGCTCCCGTCCTCCAACGGTGTGCTCATGGACATCCCGCCCATCGGCGGCGTGCCGGTGGTGTTCCCCTCCTCCGCCCTGGGCACCCTGTTCTTCCCGATCAACCCGGGCGACGGCGTGACGCTGGTGTTCTCCGAGGTGGGGATCGGGAGATACCTGCAGAGCGACGGGAGCGACCTAGCCGACCCGGGCTCGCTGGACCGTCACGCCCTGACCGACGCCATCGCCATCCCCGGCCTCTGGACTTGGAGCTCCGCACCGGAGTTCCCCGCCAGCGCGACGATGGATGCCGTGGTGCTGGTGAGCGGGAACGGCTCGATCGTGGAGCTGGGCGCGACGGTCGGGATTCGAAACGCCCAGACCGACCTCCGGGCGGAGCTGGAGACGATCTACGCCGAGCTGGACCAGCTTCGACAGGATTTGACGCTGAACTTCACGAACGTCGGGGCCGGGATCTCCGCCGGTGCGTCCTTCCTCACCGCTGCCGTCGCTGCGGCCACAGCCGCCGCCACGCTGCACACTGTCGCGAGAGCACAGGTCGCTCTCGACAAGGCCTCCCTGCAGGAGCTTCTGAAATGAGCACGACCATCGCCCTCGGG